AATATATATGTACTTATTGCTCCTAACGTATTGTTGTTTGAGTCTTTTAACTGTATTGCTGTGCCACTTGTTTTTCTAACAGGATAAAACAAAACAGGCTTACCTATAAAAGGACTTTGATCAATATTTACAGACCAACCAAACTGCACATCAGTAGAAGTATCTCCACTAGTGTCATTTAAATCTAATAATCTTTGAAACTTATGGTGTTCAAATGGTAATTCAATTTTGTACACACTACCGTCCTGTGTTACATCGCTAAAGTTTATAGTTTCTGTACCCCACTCTAAATTAAATATCTTTTCGTGTGTATCAGCAAAAAAAGATTGTCTTCCTTGATACCTAAAATCTATTTCCCTAAAAGGTAAAGAGTTGTTTATTTCTGACTGGTTTATGTCTACAAAGTCAGTTATATTTCTACTTACGCCACTAGCATAAAAAGAATCAAGTGTTTGTACTTTAATAGTTCCATCATCTTCAACAAACGCTGTCAAATTGAACATTTTAAATATACCTGTTAAAAAATCTATAATTTTTATATCAGGTAATTCTTTGCTAATAATAAAAGCTTGTGCTTGTGTAAATGAAATAGAACTTGATGAACTAACAGAATATGTTTGTTCATCAACTATTTGTGGATCACTAACACCTTGAGTGGTCATTGTTACAGAATATGTGAAAGTGACTGTAGCTGAAGATGTAGACGATATTGAAAATGTGTAATCACCTGTTTGTATTGGATTAACACCAAGGCTTATCATATCTATCGAAAGCACTCCTGTTCCTTCTGTGTTAAACTTTTGTTCACCATCAATAGAGACAGATAAACTGTAATTAATACTATTGTCACTTGGTGTTACGGATATATTGAAATTTAAATTATCAGTACCCGATACAGTTAATGTTGTTCCGTCAGATACAATACTACTACTAACTTGATCTGGACTATTTGCAGGAACAAAAGTTCCTGTTGCAAATGTGTTTAACGATTGTACAAAAGGTTCACCAACCTGTGCGTCCGTACCCACATCACCTTCTTTTCTATGTAACCACATAAATAAATTATAGTACGGTTGATTAGTAGTGTTAAGAAAGTCGGTAGAGAATTTTATTTCAGAAAATCTAGCTTCTATAGCTTCTATAATTTTATGAACCCTAATAGCGTATTTTAAATCTTTTACACGTAAACCCCTGTTAGCATCTACCCTTACAGGACTGTGTACAGCTATATTGTCAATAATGCCACTGTAAATTGGCTGACCAGTAGTGTCTCCAGAATTGTAAACCAACCTTCTTGTATGTGTAATTATAGGTACAATTAAATCGCTTATAGCCGATTGTAATTTTGTTTTTAAGTTGGCTTCAGTATATGTAGTATCTAAAGCACTTAAATCTAGTGCATCTAATTTTAGATCCCTAAGAACAGTTGACAATTTTACTGTGTTACCAAAAAAAGTAATTTTATACGAATTAGGTTTATTGTCTTTCATAAGCACACCATCAAGCCTTATTTGACCTTTTTTAAATGGTGTGTGATTTAATTCTATTCTTGCATCTTTTCTACTTCTTGCATCAAAGTCAGAAATTAGATTATTGCTTGAGCTGACGATATCAGAATTATAATAATGCTTAAATAATCTATTTGTATTTGGTGAAGCAGGTATATTGAAAGTCCTTGTAAAATCTGTAAATATTGCACCTATGTCTCTTATGTTTTGTATAGTTTGCGTTATGGTTACAGACTCATCCTTAAATAAATCTACCCTTACATCAGACCCATCATTGTCTTTTATAAATAATTGTATTGTATACATTATCTAATATCTTGTATTTTATCGTTTGCAAACTCAAATTCTATAGTGTAGTTTACAACTTTGTTGTTAACGCTTGTTTTAAATTCAACATCTGAAGTTTTAATTATAACTGGACTTACTGATGTCTGTGTATTTGCTATACCTTCATCTATCCATATTTGCTGACTCATAAGCAGCTCTTGTATAGGATCAGATATTGCTTCTTCTAAGAAATCTGTATTTAATGTTATTGACTCTTCACCTTGTATATCTATTCTTTGTTTTTGTGCTTTATATTTATCATAAGCAAAAGATGCTTCGTTAAAGTTTATAGTGCTTCTTTTGAATTTATCAAACTTTGTTTGTAGTTGTCTAACAGATTTTTTACTAAATATGATGTCTTGCAGTGCACCAAACCTATTATAAAATATAACTCTAAAAGGCGTGTATTTTGTACACGCTATTTCTTCTAGTTTTATAACCCTGCTTAGTGATTTTCCCAAACCATCTGTTACTGTCACAGTTCCTCCGCTAAATCCATTTGTTTGTGAAATAACAACATATTGTATTTTATCTGAGCTTTTACCGTCTTGTATCTGATATACTTCTCCAGTAGCCATAATATTATCGGCTAAAGTAAGCTGTGTGTTACTATCTACAGCAGTTACATTTGATACAGTTTTATCTGTGCTGTTGTAAACTGTCATACCAACTTTTACTGTAGTTAAAAAGTTTTGGTTACTATCAACAAGTTTGTTTGTAGTTGTACCTGTAGCAGTACCAGAGTCTTTTACAGCTCCGTCTGTAATTTTTATTGGTGTTATTATGTTTCCCCAAGTATTTTCATAAGTATTCCAAAACTCATCTACACTGTTCCAAAATACATTCGATACACCACCAATACTGAAAGTTAATGTTGATTGATTTGGTGCATACACAGGAATAATAATATCTTTTCCTTTTTTATAGTATATTGTTGAATTGGTCATCAATACTTGTTTATCTACAAGTATTGAGTTACCTGGATTTATACCATCCTTAAAAAACCCATAACCATCTAAATTAATCCAAGGTGTATTGTTGCTTGCAGTTGCTGGTACTGTTAATGTATATTTTTCACCACTAGCAAATATATCACTACTAACTGAAAGCGTAGTATCGCTGTCTACAGCAGATACTGTCGCTGAAGTGTTGTCTGTCGTGTTTTTTGCAGTTACTGTAAAAGATGATGGCAATAATTGTCTTATAAATGTAGCGGTGCTGTCCACCAATTTATTAGATGTTGTAGCTGTAGTTGTTCCAGATACAATCTGTACTTCAGTTGTTATATCACACCATACTGCGTCTACGGCTAAGTTATAATATTCAGTTTTAAAGAAATCCCTAATGAGTTCAGCAATCTCTATAGTAGCTGAAGTTTTACTAAATATTTTATAACCTTCACCAGACTCCATAATATTTGTGTCTATAGACAATGTAGTGTCGCTATCTATAGCACTTACTATTGCTATTGTATTATCTGTTGTGTTGAACACTAAATCTCCTACTTCAACGGTTTCTGTAAATAGTTTTACACTATCTACTAGCTTACTGGATGTTGTTGCAGTTGCTGATCCAACTTCAACAACATCAGCTAATTTATCTTTTGTTATTGTGTATGTAGCACTAGCTGGTTTATTTGTAGTATGATGTCCAGTATATATAAATATATTGTACACAAACTTTTCACCAAGAGCCTGTGCTGCTTTGTAGAATATTGGACTTCTAACTAATTGTGGTGTATAATTGATTGCCATTATATAAATTGTTTTAATTCTTTCATTATTCTTGCTAACTCTTCTTGATACTTTAAACCTACAGCCTGACCTATAATTGGACCAAACTTTTGCAAAGAAGCTGTAGAATATCCTATACCCTGTATACCTTCATTCTTAATTTTTCTTTGTATTACAAAATAAAGGTCTCTTTCAGTTTTTACATTTCTTGATTTATCAGGTCTTAATTTTTTTATAGAAATCCACTTTCTTAAATTATCAGGCGGAACGCCTTTACCAGGTCTTCTACCTAAATCAACTACACTTTGATATTTTTCTGCACCAGGAGATTTTATAATTAATTGTTTACCGTCTGCTTTAGCTTGTAAATTGTCAATTAGAGTTCCTGAAGCTCTTTTCTTTTTTAATCTAAGCTCAGATTTCATTTCGGTAACTATTCTTTTACCTAACTCATTTAAAACATCTTCTATTGTAAAAGCCATTACTTATTATATTGAGTTATACATACAGCCAATCTTTGATCTGTATTTTTATATTCTTTTCTCATAATGGGATCTGTCATACATCTCATCATAAAATCTTTTCTTTTTTCTCCTGGTCTTTTTTTAGTTAGTGGCATATCAACAAACGCTTGTAGTTTTATTTGGTAATTCTAATACTAAATCCATTCCCCAACCAGCTAACTGATTTTCTAGTGTATCTAAAAATGGCTGACAATTTATATCTCCTTTAACTTGAAATAAATCTGCATAACCCGAACCTCTTCTAAGATTTTCCTGCAAAATATTTGCAGCAGAAAGTTGAGTGTTTAAGATGTCTATTAAATTGTCGTTACCAAAAAACTGATCAAAAGAATTTGGAGCTCTATTGTCATCTACTATATCTAAAAATAATATTCTTAGGTTCATAACTACAATATGATCTCTAAATGAAACATTTCCCATTACAACGTGTGCTATAGGAAATATTGATGTTTTAGCTAAGTCTACTTCCATTAAGTCACCAAACGTTACCGTTTGTACTGTTGGATTTTCTCTTAACTTATCTTTTATTTTTTCTAATGTTTCGTATACTGCTATCATTATTTGTATGCTTTTTTAATTAGCTTGTTTTCTAAATCTGATTTTTCTTTTTCAAACTCTAACCACATCATCGCTTTGTGTAAATTAATTCGTGTAGTTTCGTCAATTTTAAATACATCTCCTTTTGCAAGTGAGTATATTGATTGATACCATCCCCATTTTTTTCCGAATCCTTGTTCGTATCCTGATCTATCGAGGTCTGATGCTGTTTGAGTAAAGAGTCCAGAGTAATTTTCGACAATTCTATCCCTAAACTCAAAAAAAAAAGCATACTTCCGACAGCAACGGAGGAAGGTGCGTCTTTCATAACTTCAGAGTATTTATCACTTCCTTCATATTTTTCTATTAAATAGAAATCTTTGTTACCTGCAACTATAGGTCTATAAAATACAGCCATAGCTTTGTGCATATCTTCCCAACTTGACATATACTTTTCCGCGTCTATGTATTCGCCTAAAGTCATTTTATCTAAATTTGGTATAAAACCAAACTCTATCTTTTTACCTTTTGGGTCTGTCATATAAAACCTTCTTTGTAACACAGATTTTGTAGATAGTAATTCTGTCAGATGTTTAAGGATTGATTCGTATTCTGATATTGGTAATTCGTAAGCCTGCTTCATTGTTATATCACAAAATATGTTTAAGAGCTTTAGACTTAAGAATTCTTGATCCTTGTTGTCTTTGTTCTCATCTATGATTTTTACATATTTCTGATAATGCTTTAGCGGTATAGCATCAAAAGACATTGGTACTTTTATAGTGAATGATTTTTTCATATATAGTAAATCAAATACCGCTTATATTGTACCAAGTGTTAATAACTTTTAATAAGTGACCCCCTAAAAAGCACAACAAAGTCAAAAAAAAATGATAGTCTATGTATAAGACATACGAGGATCGCCACATAGCGAGACTCGAATAATCCTCTACAGACATAATATATCAATTGGACTTATAGACAAATACATAGGTGGACTCGGGATACCTGTGTTTTTTCGTGACCTAGTAAATCGTTTTGGGTTGATTTAATTAAAGGTGTATACCTACATATATTAGGTTGCGTTTTACGTTACTTTTTGATTTTATCTGTAAAATAGGAAATTCAAGAGGAAAATGAAACGGAAAGAGACTCGGCAAAGTAAAGACAAAAAAAAACCCCTCATTTAGAGGGGCTTAGCGGATTTCTATTGCTTTATACAATAAATAGCTCAACAACTATTGCGAACGCTGTTAAAACAACGCTAAAAGCTATTAAAAAGCCATAGGTTAAATCCTCTTTATTAGTTTTATTTTTCATATCTTTTGTTTTAAATTAAAATGTCTGTGTGTATCTATTGGAACAATGTAACATTCTCCAGTATGTTTATTTGTCCAATATTCGCTTTCAGCATCTCTTGACTCTGTAAACTCAAGAGCTGGTCCTGAGCCTGTGATCTGTTTTTTGTTTTCTAACTCTAACAGATCAACGCACAACTCGAGATCGTCTAAAATATTAGGTATATAACTTGTAAAATTCTCATCTTTATCAAATATATCAGACTTTGTGCAGTCACCTAATTTAGAAAATATATTTGATAGTGTTTTAATTATTAGTCTATTTTTCATTTTGTTTTTATTTATATGTTTTTATATTTAATTTATTTGCTGTTAGTCTAAAAATATATTCATTAAAAGTAATGTAATTATATTTCAATAATAATCTTAAATATGATTTTGTATTATTTTGTTTTATCATTTTGTTTTATATTATTTAATTGTGTTTGTATGCCTGTTTTAAATATATTATTTAGCACAGACTTTGTTTTGTTTCTGTTGGCTTTGCCTTGCTCTTTGGCAAGTCTTAAAGCCCTGTCAAATCTTTGTTTACTGCTCATAATGTTGGTATTGTGTCGTAATTTTTAATAGTAGTAAATAAAGCCCCGCCATCATTACCTTCATCATCCATTGATGGAATGAGCCAAAAAGTACTTTTATCTGGTCTTTGCATCAATAAGCATAATGGATTTTTATACCATCCATAATACTCAAGTTCTTTATCACTCAAATATTGAACCTTTACAACCTTACAATTAAGAAGATTTTCTTTAGCTAAGTTTGTCCAATAATTTTTATATGAACCTGCTTTTTTTACCTTTTCCTCAAATGTTAATGTTTTCATAGTTATTAATTTAGATTAGTTAATTTATATAAACCTTTTTCAATATTGTTTCTAATGTCTTTTGTGTAGCCATCAAACTTAATATAATGATTCAGAAATACTCTAAGATATTTTAATGTTGTTCTGGAATAATCCCAGTCTTTAGAGTCCAGATATATAGCCCAGTCTCCTTTGCTATTTAGATGGAGTTTTGCAATAACTGAACAATATGACTGAAAAAATATCGTTCTAAAATTCTCGTGTTCGTGTATAATCTCGAATTGATTTGCCACGCTGTTCCCAGTTCGTGGACTTTTTAAATTATGTGTTTTTATTTTCATTTTGTTTTATTTTAATTATTAAACTGATATAAAATTAATGAAAATAATTCACAACTTATACACAAATGACAAATATTTTTTTATACCTATAAATAAAAAAACGCAGTAAAAAATCGTACTGCGTTTAAGAACCCACTATGTTTAATGATCTTGTAAAGCGAATTGATAAACTTGATCTTCAAACAAACCTGACATATAATCAAAATAAAATTCTGTTATGTCTTCATCATTCAGCTCAACCTTATAAACATCTACATCATTTGTTGGCGGTTGCATCCAATCGCCAACATCATAACTGTATTCATAATAAATGTTAAGATCATAATGTTTGTCGTTAATACTATAAACTCCTTTTTTACTGCTCATATATTTTGTTTTGTAATACTTCTATGTTTGCCGATAGTAAGTCTATCTTATCCTGTAACTCTTGTATCATATAATCTTTATCTAATACTTCAGTTTCTTTCTTTTGGTATTGATCAACCAAATGTTGATAATCTTTTAGCACTCTTGCTAAGTCTTCTCTATTTGTCATAATTACATTCTTAATTTAATTTGTTCGTAAACTGCATTTGAAATATCTTCATACTTCTCAGCATCTAATTCGTGCCCAAAATCTTCAAAGACCCTTGGCATAATCATTTGCTCTGACATATAATCTATAATGCCATCTGCAAGTTCTATTATTTTTTCTCTTTGTTCTAAATCTAATTGATCTATTTCTTTTTGTTTCATATTATTTAATTTATAAATTATCTGCATTTTCATTAAAGCAATATTCATACTCATCATCTCCGTCAGCATAACCGCTAGCTTCAGCGTCTATGTATTTGTAAACTCTTGAAACATATTGTCCATATGTTCTCCACCAATTAAGCTCTTTTTTTATTTCTTCCATAGCTATTTTATTTTAATTGTTTCCTGTAAAAAGTTTATTGTATCCATTATAAACTTTTCTTTATTTTCTTCATTCTCCATAACAGAAGGAACACAGATCCAAACCTGTGTTCCCTTTGAACAGAAAAACCTCTTTAATATTCTGCCGAATGTTCTCATAATTTATTTATTAAGTTTTTTAATTTATCTAAATCTCCAACCATTAATACACTATCATTAGTAAACAGATCTCTGTATTTAAACAAGGAAACTAATTCTTTAAGTTCATTTATTGTTTCCCTCTTTTTCATAATATACCTTTTGCGATTGATTCATTTAAACTTTTAATCATAACCTTGACTTCACTCTCAGGGATTCTCTCAAGATACTGATTATCTTTATCGTCAAAGCTCACTCTATAAACCTCAACCTCTTTATCGGTAAGATGATACTCGTACTCTTCCCAACATTCATTGTCGTATTTAACAACACCCCAACCAGTAAACTCAGAATTGTCTAATTGATAAGTACCTGAATATTTACTAGAGAACCTAAGTAATTGAGCAAACTTATAACTCGGATCATCTCCTCGTTCCTTATTAAATCTATCGTTAAACTTAGTTAACCATAAATAATTAGCTTCTGGGTATCCGTCCCAGTGCTTATATATCTTAGCGTACTTTACGCCATCTATTTTAATTGTACATCTTGTAGCCATAATTATTTTGTTTTACCATTATCTAAATTTAACTTATCTAACACCTTTAACATTCCAGCTCCTTCTAATCTTTGTTTAGAATTACCCTGAAATAGTAATTTGTGTGCGGACTCTCTTAAATCAATCGAGTCGTCTTTTTTTGATCTGAGGTTCAAAGAACCTTCTAAGTCTCCATCAATATATCTATCTCCGAAAACTTCTTTCATTGCTTTTTTAAATTCTTGTATTTTCATAATGTTTTGTTTTTATATTATTTAAAGTTTTATTTGTTTACCATTTATATTAACCTGTTTTAAAGTAAGTAGATTAATCATTCTATATGCAAGCTTTTGCATATCAAACACAACAAGCAATCCCTTTGACATAGGGTCAAAAGACATTCCCTGTCCTGTTACACCTTTAGAGACTCCACGCCTAGCGTTCATTCTCCTTTCGGTTCCGTCCTTCTTAATGAAGGTAGCCGAAAATATTTTACCATTCTCGGACTCTTTTATAAATTGTTTTAGTTTATCTGTCATGTAATATATTATTTAGTTTGATCAATATTATTTAAGACATTTGTAATTCTGTGATAGTAGTCCATATACTTTGGCACTGACCATCTTTCCTCATCAACAATGTCTCTAAAATCAATGAGTAAGTTTTTTATTTCAGTATTTATTTTCATAATTAAAATGTTTTGTTGGATGCAATATATAAAACTTTTTTTAATAATTGTGTATAAAATGTTAATTATTTTTTGTGTAAGTATTTGACCTACTGCGTTTAACGATAAACCTACTGCGTTTAATGATTAACCTACTGCGTTTAACGAATAGAGTAAGTGCCTTTATTAAATCCTTCTAAAGCATATTGAGCTGCGTAGCGGATTGAGTCTATGCAGTGATTGAATTTGTCGACAGGTTTTGTTTGACCTTTAGTTGCCCAAACATAATTATTTAATTCTTTAACAAGATCCGTAGAGTCAGGATCTATTATTAAATCAAAGTCTTGCAGTAATGCAATACCTGTAAGTATAGACCCACTGCGTTTAATAGTCGGGGTAATATTCACCCCCTTCGCCTTGACTTCTTTTATAAGTCTCGGCTCAGAGTTATCAGATACTATTAAATGTGGTCCTGCATATCTTATATTAAAGTCTGCAATCTGTGATGTAGAAAGTCCAGCTTTACAATACATTACTTTACAAAAGATACGCCTACCTTTTTTATCTATGCTAAGTTTAGTCAGCACAGTCGGATCAATACTAAATCCAAAATCTTGACCATAGTATATTTCATAGTTCTCATTGAAATCTCCTATCCTCCAGTTCTTAAATATAACACCCTCTTGCTTTTCTAACCAAGCTCCCATTATCTGATGAACATATTTCTCTGGTCTTCTTCTTCTTATCTCTTGTATCTGATTCAGGAACGATAACGATAAATTATCTTTGTTGTCTAAGTAGGTTGTGTGTATGTAGGTGATGCTTTGTTTCATACCATTGTATCCGTCAGGAACATCTCTGTTCTGAAAGAACCTTCCAAATATCCAGTGCTCTTTTGTTGTTGGGTTGAGTATTAATATAACCCTATTGAGTTTATTCTTCACCCTAACAGACTGATCTATCTTATCAAAGTCATCTTCGTTTGTCAGCTCTTCAGCTTCATCAAGTAC